CTTCAGGCTCTCCTGTGCTGCCCGGAAGTCGCCTTCCGCTGCGTTCACCGCCGCCGAGGCCACCCCCGCCAGCAGGACGCCCACCGTCTCGAAGGTGGCACCAAGGATGACGCCGCCCGAGGCGAGCACCCGCAGCGTGCCGGCGAGCCCCTTTGCGGCGGCGTCGAATGCCTCCGTGCCCGCCTTGGTGGTGGTGAGGTTCTCCGCGAGCGCGGCGATGCTCGGGGCCAAGTCCTGTGCGACTCGTAGCGCCAACCCCTCCCCGGCCTTCTTCAGTCTGTCGAGCGAGTCGTTGAACTGGCCGGCCGAGGCGGCGCCCTTCTCGGTGATGACGTTGCCGGTGCGCTCAGCCTCGGCACCGAACGCGGCGAGCCCAGCCTTGCCGTTGTTGAGCAGGGGGATGAGCTTCGCCCCTTCGTCGCCGAAGATGCGAATGGCAAGGGCCGTCTTGGCCGAGCCGTCCTCCGTCTCCGCAAAGCGCTGGGCGATGTCGGAGAAGACGGCTTCGGAGGCGCGCAGTTTCCCGTCCGCGTCCGTGACGCTGATGCCCAGGGCGTTGAAGAGGGCCGCTTGCTCGGACGTGGCGGTGCCCGCCTTGGCCATTAGGTCGGCCGTCTTCGCCAGGGCCTTCCCTACCGCCTCCGTGGAGGAACCGGAGAACTGCGCCGCATAGGCGAGTCTCGAGAGGGACTCCACCGGCACGCCGACGGACTGGGCCAACTCGCCCATCTGGTCAGCCGCGTCCGCACCCCCCTTGACGAATTCATAGAGGGCGGTGAGCCCGTCCCTCAGCGCATCAAAGGAGAGAGCGCCGGCCAGGATGTTGCCGGTGCTCTCGGCCTGCTTGGCGAACTCGTCAAGCTTGCGGTTGGCCTCGTCCAACCCCTGGCGGAGTTGGGCCGACTGGAGTTGGAGGTCGACCACAAGGGAAGCCAACTTCGCCATGTCTCAGCCCTTCTTTCCGCCGCCGAGGGCGGACTTGAAGAATGCCACCGTCTCCTCCGGCGTCATCTCCCGCTCTTCCGGCCGACGGAACATGAAGTCACGCGGGTCTGCCTTTGCGCCCCTCGGTAGGTGAGGGGCGAGAAGGGTGGCGCACAGCACGCCGTGTCGGGTGTCGTCCACGGCGGGGCCCCAGGGCTCAAGGCCGTAGAACTCCACCCACTCCGCCCATTGCTGAGCGGTGAGGACATCGAGCAGGTAGTCGGGGTGAGGGAAGCCCAGCACGAGACACAGCCGGAAGGCTAGGCGGCGCTCGTGCTGGGCTTCGAGTTTCCCGGGGCACCGCCCTTGTTCGTGTACAGCTCCAGGCACTTCGTGATGAGCGCCGTGAGCGAGTCAGCGGAGATGTCCTCAAGGAAGGCGGGCACCTCTCCCACGGTGAACATGCGCGTGCCGTCCTCGGCGACTAGCATGTCGGCCACCATCGCGGTGATGGCCTCGGCGCTCCGCATGTCCAACTTCCCCTCACGGAGGCGGAGGGCGAGGTCTGCGGACGGCTTCGCCACCAGAACGGGTGCGGAGAACTCCGGCAGGGAGACGGGCTCCGTCTCCCGTCGCGGGGAGCGAATCTGGTCTCGGGTCAGGGAACGCATGTTGTTGTCCTCGCTCAGGCCGGGTCGGTCCAGGTGACGTCACCGGACGCCTTGATGGTGACGGAGGCGGAGAGCTTGTCGTTGACGCCACCCGCATTCATGGAGAAGGCGGTGACGACCCCCGTGAACGCGGCCGTGGTTCCTCCTGGGAACTCGATGGCGTAGGCCGCGCCCGGGTTGACTCCGAGGTCATCGCGCACGGCCTTCTGCCCCGTGGTGGACATGAAGTTGATGTCGAAGGACACCTCGCCCGCGTCCTTCATGCCGGCCTTGTATTCCATCGCGTCGGAGTCGTGGTCCGTGACGTCGATGGTGGCGGCCGTCATGTTGGGGCCGCTGAGCGTGGTGATGTTGCCGACCGCCACGGTCGCCCGCTTGAGGACGGTTCCCTTGGAAGCAATGCCTGCCATGTCTTGCGCTCCTTCGGGCCCAAGGCCCGGCGTGTGGAGGAAGACTCGCCCGGGACGCGGACAGGACTATCCGCGCGTGCGGTGCACGAAGTAGTCGGCGCGGACGAAGAAAAGGGCCGTCTCATCCTCGTAGCCATCGGTGAGGCTCTCGCGCGTGGCGCTCAACGTCGGGCCCACAAGGCCGCCCACCACGTCATCGACGGCCGAGGCGAGGGTGTGGGTCGCCGCGTACTCGGTTCCGTAGCTGTCCACCTGGACGCGGGCAGCCTCCAGCAAGTCGGCCGGCGCCCCGTCGTGCGTGTGGTATGGGACGGCCGAGACAAGGCGGAGGATGACGAAGGGCCGCGCTACCCCATCCGGCGCCACCTGGGGGTAGATGCGACTGTCCACCAGCGCCGTCACGGTGGCGTCTGCAACCAGCACGTCCCGGACGGCCTGGAGGTGCGTCACCGGAGACCCCGCTTAAACCCCTTGGCGCCTGCCTTCATGTAGGGCTGAAGGTTCCGCTTCAGAGTGCCGAGGGCGCCGGCCTTCTTCCGCCGCTTCAACACCCCATCAATCACCTTGCGCAACTCGCCACGGACACCGCCCACCACAGCCTCGGCATTGGCGTCCAGCGCCGGACGAAGGAAAGGCCGCGCGGGCTGCGTCGAGGTGCCACCCTCGATGAAGTGCCAGCGCCAGTGGGGGGACTGGTAGGCGAGCGGGCGCGTGCTGTCCGGGGCGCCCGTCTTCGCCTTGGCGATGCTCAGGCCCACCGTCACCACGTTGGCGCCGTCCTTCGGCTTCTGCGCGACAACGCGGATGTGCTCCTTGAGCAGGCCTGTGTCCTCCGGGGCGTTCTGCTGCGCCGCATCCAGCACCGGGGCGAATGCCTTGCGCGCGGCGCGGGTCAGCACCTTACGCCCCTCGTTGGCGCCGAGGGCTACGAGTTCCTTCTCCAGGTCCTTCAGCCCCTCGGCGAGGCCGTCCAGCCCCTGGACGCCCATCCGAATCACGGCGCCTCCCCCACCAGTTCCTCGGCGGTGATGACGAGTTCGGCCTTCCGCCCCTCCTGGTCCACCGCGGACAGGATGTTGTAGACGCGCGAGCCATAAACGACCCGCATCCCCGGCGTCACCTCCGGGAGGTAGCGCAGGCGGAACACCGTTGGGACTCGGCCGCTACGCTGGGCGCTCGCCCATACCTCGGAGCCCGCCGCCCATTCAATGGCCGCAAGCCGCGAGGCGAACTCCTCCCACGTATTGCGTACGCCTCCGGCCGCGTCCACGCCAGTGGCGCGCCGCTGAATCACCACGCGGTGACGCATGGGCCCGGGGCGAATCACCAGCGCACCAACCGGTAGGGGGCCAGCAGCGCGTCAACGGCGAAGGACACGCCGCTCACGATGGTGCCGGTAATCTCGGGAACGCGGTGTTCGTACATCTGCCCCACCAGCAGCAGCACCGCCTGCCTGATGGGCATAGGCACGTCCGCCACCTCCCAGCCCACCGTGTACCGCACGCGCACCGCGTTCCACTGCGAGCGCGTGGAGGGCCAGGACGCCCCGTAGGCGAGCACCAGACGCCCAGGGACAGAGACGGTGTCGGCCTCGTATGCAGACGTCGCTAGCGTCTGCTCGGCCCCATCCACATCCACGTAGACGACAGAGGAAACGGCCCCGAGGTTGCCCCCGGGCAACTCCACCGCCTCGCAGTCGGGGAACCCCTCGAGCACCGCCTCCCGCGTCTGCGTCACCACCCCGCGCCAGCAGACTTCCTCGACATGCTGACGCGCGGCCTGAATGAGCGCCGAGACGTAGGTGTCATCCTCGGCACTCTCAAGGCGTAGGTGCGCCTTCGCCTCTGCCAGCGTTACCGGCTCAGCGGCCGGAGGCGTGACGACGCGAAGGCGCACGCTCACCGCCCCCTCTTGTGCTCGGGCTGCGGGGGGCTCACCTTGGTGGGCTCGGGAGCCTTGGCAGCGGACTGCTCCGGCAGCGCCTCGCCAGCCCCGAGCTGCATGGCCACCACCGCGCCGCGCCCCTCCAGTACCTCGCCCACCTTCACGGTGCGGACGTGGTTGCCGTCCTGCGCCCATGGGAACGACTTCGTGACTCGGACCTTCATGGTTGCTCTCGCCTCTCTGACGAGCGGAGGCGCAGCAGCACGGGGCCGCCACGCCTCACGTCGTCGGTGGGTGACTAGGCGACGGGCGCCGTCTTGGGGTGGCCCTGCAC